TTTCTCCTCCTAACAATTTTCACCATTTTTATAAAAATCACTTTTCCCTTTTCCCTTTTGTTACCTCTACATTTCATATTAAACATACATTACAATAACATACTACTACTACAACCATTCATTTTCTTACTATTTCTTTTATATCGTGTATTTCTGGTAGTATTGGATGTGCCTCCCAAAAATACCTACAAAAAGCCCATTTAAAAATATATTCCGTAGGATAAAGATGTTCATATTCACGGAGTATTTTTTCTTGATATTCTTGAGGAAGAAGTGATAATTGTGATCGTGGTAATACATAAGCCAATTGTTGTAATGGTTCAAATGGGTCAGGTTTTTTAGTTGTCAAAAATGATTTATGTGATAAATTAGGGATATATATAGCAAGATCTTTTAACAATGGTGGATATGAATAATTATATTTCCACTTCCAATCAGGACAATCACTAGTATAATAAGTATAAACCCATTCTAATCCCTCTAGATAATTTATACATGCGTTTTTGATTTTATTATCACTGGGTTCTGAAATGTCCAAAAGTCTATTATAATATCTTTCTTGCCATCCATCTTGTTGCGGGCTAATATATTTTTCATCGGCTCTATAAATAATGGGGACATTCAATAATAGATTCTCTTTTTCTTCTGGTGTATTAGATGGCCATGTTTTAGTATCCCATCGAGAACGTATTTCGTATTCTTTCAATAAAAAATGATGCTCATTATTTCCTAAGTCAGTTAAAAAAATACCAAGATACTTCCAATTAATTTTCTTTGTGATACGATGTATAAGAGACCTATCTCGAAATTTTCCAATAGTTTGGTAATACGTATCCATTAATTTCTGTATTCCATTTACCCGAATATTAAGAGCGGGAAAATGCGGAAGGAAATCATTTCCCAACAAGAAACACATAAAAATATAATCTGTAACACGTATTTGTTTATCCGTTGGGTCATAATTTCCCATTTCTTGAAAAATAGAATTAGATAATCCGAAAATATCCATAAAAAGAAGTTCTTTTTGTTCGAACTCACTGGAAAGAACTGTCTTGAAATTAGGTGCTTCACGAAAAACATAAATATTGGAACAGAATTGTTGATGAAAAATAGAGAGCATTATTAAATCCGCATCTAATCCATATACAGCAATTGTATCGTTAGTGCAATCATTGGTTCTTATAAAATGGAATAATTTATGTTCTCCTTCTCCAATTTCATCAGAGCATGAAGTAAATATATTTATATTTGGCAAACGATTTGTTCGAAAATATTGTTTGATTTTTTTCGATAAATTTGTCATAAAGGTTGTGCCAGGTGTAATTGCAGTAGTATTCCAAATGGGTTTATTTTCAGGATTAATCGATGACTGTGTTTTATATCTCCGAATTCGTTGTTGGTCCATTTTAGCAAAAGGAGCTACTCCATCAAATGTAATGAATGCCGTTTTTTCAGGACATATAAGTTGAATATATTCTACAATTTTTGTAATAGTTTTTTCGATTAATCTGGTTTCTATAGTGGCGATATCAAAAGGTTCGTTCTTATATTTATCTTCAAGTTCTCGAAAAGCGTCATAAACAATGGAATTACAATCCATTAACAAATGTTGTATTCTTTCACAACCCGATTGTTTTCGTATAATATTAGTGTAATTTTTAATAATATACGAAAAATAGCTAGGAATTCCCATGGTTCATTATTTATATTGAGATGTATTTATATCATTTTACGAAAAATATATCGGATAAACTATTTTATAAGGGATATGTATAAAGATGGAATTGAATTTGGTTACTCTATTATATTTATTTTTTAGATTAGCACCTTTTATAATTGTATGTTATTTTTCATTGGGGTCTATTTTTAATCAAGACATAAAAGGTTTGATTTATTTAGTTGGGTTATTGTTTGCTTGTTTTGCTACTTTCTTGGTGGGCCAGACATTACCATTAGCATATAGCACAGGAGTAGAACCAGGAGGTTTAACCGCAAAGGCGGTTATGCCGGTATGTAATTTATTAACAATTGGTAAAGATGGGTCATTTTCAAAAATCCCGCTTGGAATATCTATATTGTCATATACACTTATTTATTTGGTATACATTATTGCCAAGAACCATCTTGAATTGACGAATATACCAACACTTGTATTTTTCCCTATATTAATTGTAGGGGATTTGATATGGAACTTGCGAAATGAATGTTATGCAAGCTTCGGAGTATTTTTATCGATAGCTGTAGGAGCTTTATCGGGATGGGCTTGGGCTTATATTATTGCATCATTAAATAAACCAGGATTGTTTTTCTTAAATATAGGTAGCGACCAATCTGTTTGTCAGAGACCATCCAAACAATTATTCAAATGCACTTTCGCTAATCCATCTATAGAGAAGTCATAAAGGTGTAATTATGGGTCAAAAGAAGTTATATGATCATTAAACCAAATTTTTAAAGCCTGACATAGTCTCATTCGATGTAAATCTGTGGGCAATAATTTAAGACTGCGATTGCGATCAGAAAAATGTGCCATAAAATGAATAATAATATTGTTTGTGACAGCTTTTGAATAAGTTTCATCTATTTGATCATATTGATAAAATGGATAACCCTTCCGTTGATTAACTGTATTATGAAATGCCCAAAGCAGTTTTATAAGGTCAGTTTTAGTTTGAATTGTATTAAAATTAACTCCGTCTAAATAAGCTTTCGCATGGTTAGAACAGTCTGGGCATGGTAGATTAGTGCAAATAGCATAAATATGATTTAATAAATCAGCACGGATATATGAAAAATCGCTTTCTTTTACCTTAACTGAAATAGTATGTAATAAATACCATACAGCAGGTCCCCATTTGACTTTACCTACTGGAGAAGGTGTAGGAACTGCTATTTGGGGTGGAGGTGTAATAACTTGTTGAGGTATTTTAGCACGTAATCCCATAGTCCATTGATTAGGGTTTGAATATGAAGTTGTTGATCTGGTTTGTAAGCTGAAAAATTTCATATTCATTATATACTCTAAAAATACATTATTCGAAAATACATAATCTAAAATGTAATAAATAAATATATCTAAACTATATAATGGAACATACAGAGCAGACAATTCAATCAATTCGCAATTGGGTAAAATATGATAATGAAATTAGGGCACTTCAAAAAGAAATAGCAGCAAGAAAAAAGGAAAAAGCGAATTTGTCATCTGAACTGATTGATATTATGAAAAAAACAAATACAGGTTGTTATGAATTGAAAAATGGTGTTCTTATGTATAGTATAAAAAATGTTAAAAAACCAATGACAAAAAAGGTTTTATTTGATGTCCTAAAGAAATATTATAATGGAGATCCGATGAAAGCTGCGCAATTGAATGAATTCATTATGAATAATCGTGAAGAAGTCATTCAAGAAAAATTGACTTTTTCTCCGGATGATAATTAACATATCTGGCCATAGTATATAGTGTTATTTTTACTACGAGGTTATAAAAATTCGCGGATCATATATCTGCCACCAGTCATGATTTGATATTTGGCAATAATTTGCGGATTATCTTTTTCATTCAAAATGTCTTCTGTTCTGTATACATTTTGAAAATCATCAACGTAATAAACAATACCATCCATCTCTCTAGCAGAAACATCCAGTTTTTTTGTAGGATGATTTTCAGTGTCTTCATCAAGACCACCTGTTTTATAATGGGTTCCACAGAATTCACATCCGTCTTTTCTTCTGCGTGTGCATCTTTCTGTATTGGATTTAATAGCAATACACCGGTTATTCACAGGAATACTGTTTTGAACACGCCTACGTTTGGAAAAATCGTCTTTTGAAAAAACAAGACGTTCGTATTCATAGACAAATTCTAGCAATTCATTTGTTTTTGACTTTTCTTCAAATCCTAATTCAGATACCTTCTTTTTGATATCATCCTTGAATTGAATAAGATATTTTTCTAATTGTTGATTAATACGTTTCTCCATATTTTACTAGATAATATAATAAAAAAGGTTTATTTCAATTTTATTATATGAATTGTCATAAAGGATATAAATACTATTATTTATGGGATGCTTTATTAGGACATAGTAAAAGCTATAATACATGCTTTATTAAAACATTTTATCGATTTTCAAGAATACTTCTGCAGCGTCTGTGCAAGCATCACGCAAATGTTGTTTGACCAAATATTTCTCTGTAGGTTCTTTGTATGCTAATCTGATAATACTATCGCTATCATGAGGATGAACCTTTTTGAAACCACAGAATGATAATATTTCGGCACCCTCAAAGAATTTGTCATAAAGAATATATTCTAGAACTTTGCCGACGGTATAATCTGCATCCATCAGAATGACATCAAATGAGTTCTCTACTGTAGTAAGACTAGTATTAATAGGAACAACTTCGCTTTCCAGATTTCTATACATTGTCAAGAAGAAGTCTCGCAAGATAACACAAGATTTTTTTATGAGAACTTTATTGTCAAAAACACCAAGTGTTTGAATCTTGAAATCGAAACTGTCAGGAGTGTAATAACGTTGAGCATCCAAAAGATAGAAATTCTTCTTATGGAATTCGATTTCTTCTTTTGTAGAATTTTCTTCGGCTAATTGAACTTGTTTTCGTTCCCATGCTTCATCGGCTTTCTCTATATCAATTGTATTTCCATATGCGCATTTACTAACAACATTATACATGCCATTCGTTTTGGCTGATCTAACAGTAAATTCGCATGTAAGTGTGATTTGTTCTCCAGGAATGCTGTCTCCAATACGCGGTCTTAAACGAATAAAATCTATGAAATCTCTGGTCAATGGGTCTGGAGGAAAGATTGAGCGGACTTCATCTCTCGATAAGAATTTTTCGCCGTCTTTTTGTTTGATTTTGAAATCTTCTGTTGTAACAATCATCATTGTATCTGTATCGTTTTTGACATCTACTACCAAAATATATTGATTTGGAAAAGTTTCCATTTCTTTTTCATCAGAGATATGAACAGGAATACAAGAAAGTCGTTGTTTGACAAGTTCATTATGAAGTCTCCCTGTATTCGTTTTAATAATACAACTGTTGTCTTGGTAAATATCCGTTCCTAAAACAACCGTATGGATATCATTTAAAATTGTTCTACGGATGGCATTTGCCAAACTTACATTTAATCCAGAAAGGGTAAATGAAAGTAAGTCATGGTCTTCAGATATTTTTGTTAATGCTGGGTTCATAATGTAGATGTGTATGTATATATAAAATTGTATATTTTTATATTCAATTTTATGATAAATATATAGACTATTGTATGAGTAGTAAGCTAATTAAAATGAAAAAAAGTAGAATAGGGATAAGAACCAATAACCAAGAGATGACTGGATATCCAGCTCCACAGATAAGATTGAGAACCCATGTCCAAAAGACAATGTATATTAATTTTATAATGAAAATAAGTGTAATACTACTTACTGGACAACTATAATATCCCACACAATAAAGGTTCTCGCTACCGTAATTATAAAAGCCTATAATGGCAACACTGATTAATGAGATTACCAAATAGAAAAGAGCTGGAGCACACAAATTTTTTAATCCGATAGTTGCCATATATATTTATTTTATATTTTAGTTATTCTATAGGACAACTAAATATATCTCTTACAGAAATTTTGGTGTTACAAAAGGTTGTTCTAAATCATATGTATTACCAGAAACAATATTAGCTCCTGTCACAGACCCCATAATAGTATTACTATTTGTCAATAAATTATTATTGTAATTTTGAATAAGTGGGTCCGCTCCGCCCTTCACTGTTCTACGTTTACGATATGTTTTACGAGAACCTTTCTTTGTTTTTTTACTGGTTGATTTTCTTCGACGACGTTTTCCACCAACCATATTAGGTAGTTGTCGAGTATCTACAATAGCGGATGCATTAAGAGGGTCTGAATTTACGTCAAAAAGAGGATATGTAGATTGATAATTCGGGTCGTAGTTTGTTAGTGAAGCAGGGCCTAAAGCACTACCACCAGAAAAAATGGAAGGATGTGTCGATTGTTGTCCAGAACAACCGCATCCACCTTTTTTAGTATTCTTTTTTGATAATGGTTTTGATAATTTTTTTTTGTAACTTGTCATAAAGGTATATATATTCATGTGATTTTATTCAATATCGACATGGGTCAAGAAATGTCTTCTACAACACATATTAAAGATACGAAGGTCATCTAAAACTTCTCCCTCGGCGGCCTTTTCCATATTGTCTTTGGTTAGATACATAACGCGTTCTATATTCTGACCTTTCCCTAATTTCTTCTTTCTGACTTCTTCTAAATAGTGTCTGTATTTGTTCGCTAGAACATAACCGCAAGTGAAACATTTAATGGGAATAATCATGATGGAGTATATATAATAACATCTTAGTTTTTATATATATATTATTTCAATTTTGTCATATATTTCAAGAGTTTATACGGCCCATGCATATGATGTTGTGCCATTTGTCTGTTTAGTTCCTCGACATGTTTTACCACTACCATTTGTCTTTCCTACATTTGCAGCATTACATGGCATGGTAGTAGAAGCACCTTCCTGAAATCCTTCTAAAGACGAGCTTAAACGCCATACAAATCTGTGTGTAAAATAAAGAACAAGGCCAAACACTAACGCATGGACAGCAGCAACTGTGAATTTTCCTCCATTCTTAGGGAGGCGGAGAAGAATACCAGGTGTAAGAACAAAGAATAAAATAGCAACGTATAGAGAACAAACAAGGCTCATCTTATATATTTTACAAAGAAATATATAAAAATTCAATCAAACATTTTTACTTTTATGCCGACTTAGCTGCCATACCCTCCAAGCTTACACCAAATCGCCACACAAGTTTGTGTGTGAAGTGGAAGATAAGGGCGAAAACAAGAGCATGGACGGCAGCAACCGTGTACTTTCCACCTCGAGGAGGAAGAGAGACAAGGATGGCAGGTGTGAGAAGGAAGAAAAGGATAGCAGCGTAAAGCGATACGACGAGGCTCATTATAGAATAAACGAACATATTTTTCCTAAACATATATAAATGAAAATCTTAATATCTATTTTGCTATGTGTTATCATTCTGATTGTTCTCTATTATTTAGCATTTATTACTAAATTAGACGTCCCCGTTGAAAGTTTTGTAACAGGAACAACCGGAATTAGTTCAGTATGTAATCTAGCAACGGACCCTACCAATTATAACAATCCAGCCATTTGTTTCGATATTTCTTATAACGATGCAACAACTGGATTACCTGTTCAGGTTCGTGCTAAAATACAAGATGGATATTATATAGATGCATCTGGATATCTTGAAGTTGTCCCATATGGAAATATTGCCTCTGCAGATAAATTATCTTATAATCCAAAAACACAAACATCTTCATATGAAAGTGCTGTAATAACCGACCAAAATAAAAAATTAGATGCCCAAATTGCACAAATACAACAACAGATAGCGGCAACCCCTACACCAGCAGCATTCACACTAAATGGCCTACAGCAAAAATTGGCAAATTTACAACAACAAAAAATATCACTTATAGATACCAGTTCAACCTCCAATTCAAATTATAATTCAGATAATTTAGATATCACTTACCATGCTGACCCAACAAAACAAACACAACCCGATGGTTCTACTGCCGGAGTTGGTCAAATGTGGGTCGATATCAGTGGAACTTTGGTTTCTATTCCTTATAGTGATGTTAGTAATACCACACTTTATTACAGTTCAGGCGATTATATTTATAATTCAGCATCATATGTCCCTAATTATGAAGAAACTGTTTATTTAAGTTCTCTAACAAACCAACCTACAACTTCTATAGTTCATAATCTGGCAGACACTCAATCCGGATTTTGTTCAGCAACACAAAGTTCAGTTTTAGAGAGAGAAGCCAAATGTAATGCTCTTGATAAAAATGTATGTGGTTCTACAGATTGTTGTGTATTATTGGGAGGCGAAAAATGCGTCGCCGGAAATCAGAACGGTCCTTCTATTAAATCCAATTATAGTGATACAACCATTTTCAATCGCGATTTTTATTATTATCGAGGTGATTGTTTTGGACACTGCCCATAAAATTGAAACGCGCAATCATCATAATAAAAAGTTCATACCTTTTATTATGTCCCTTATCGAAAGAACTAAAATATCATTTCATAATTCCAAGTCATTCGAAATAGAACTTCCAGAGCAAGCACGTTTTGGTATCCTCAAATTCAAAATGTCTCCGCAACGTATGGACCTTACTCCTACGTTTATTCAATTTACACTTGACCAATCAGGTTCTATGGAGGGTCCTAAAATGGATTATGTAAAGAGAACTATAATTAATATCATACAAGTTATTTTGGATATGTCGATGCCTATTCATATAAAAGTCGATGGTTTCAATTCGAAATATACAAATATCATACCTTTTACAGATGTCACAAAGGAAAATATATCGGAGTTGATTGATAAGGTCTCGAACATAACCACAATCTCAGTAACCAATATCGAGCAGGCTATTAAAAACTCGCAATCGTCATTATTAGCATATAAAAAACTTGCAGATAAACACGCATCAAAATATAAACAATATCACTTCTTTTTGACAGATGGAGAAGCAACCGAAGGAGAGTGTGATAAAAATGTATTAGCTGATTTAATAAGCACTGAAATACCGACGATTTTCATTGGATACGGCGAAGATCACGAAGAAGACCTGTTAATAAAATGTGCGAGTAGGCATCCAAAAAGCAGTTATCAATTTGTATCCAATATAGAAACTATAGGAGAATTATGTGGAGAATTATTAAACGAAATATGTTATCCCATTTTGGATAGAGTTATATTAAAAACAAGCGAACCAAATGAATATATATTCGATACAAAAACGAATGAATGGTCGAACCAAGTTATTATAAATCAATTAACGTCGGATAAAGAATATACATTTCAATTATATACATTATCGAGTGATCCATTTTCGAAATTGACATTAACTGGAATTGATATGATACATAGTAATATTATATTAAAATATGTATATGACGATGAACAAATGGAAACAGATTTGACAACAAATATGTTTCAATTAAAAACAAATCAATTACTATTTGACGTAATTATAAAAAAGAATGGAACATACGATGCGTTGAAGACATTATTTCAAAAGGTTCGCAAATATGCCAGAGAAAATGATTTATTAGAAGACCCTATATTCAAAGTTATGTTTGACGATATTTATTTGGCATATGAAAATTATTATAGAAATACAGGGCTTATGTATGCGTTTTCAAGACATAATTCTAATAATCATCAACAGAATTATAGACCATTAGCACAAACACCGACTGAACAAACAAATGGATTATTTCGTTCGCCGAGTACGCAATATTATCAGTATGATGAAGAAACACAAGTAGAAGATTATATGATATCAGATGTGGAGAACTCGGACGATATTCATAAATATATCCCTCAAATATATCAAATGGGTTTGAACATGACCCAAACAATGCAAGATATTATCACACAAATTTCGTCATAATCATTATAAGACCGATTATTTCTTAGGAACCAATACATATCCCTTAGTGGTCTTTTTTTTAGCTAATTTGATACCACTAGAATGAATAGATAAATGACAAGTTTCACAAACAGATAGCAAATTCCCAGGATGATTTTTATGAAATCCGTCGATATATCCGGCTTCATTTGCGTCTTGTTGCTCTGCCAAATGATGAACTTCGCCAGATATTTCTTTATGACACATCTCGCAATTTCCCCGGATTTTTTTTGAATTATATGTCGATTTATCAAACCCAAGTTCTCCACGAACATCATCAAAATATTTATTTCTGAAAGCATACGCTCTTTCCATAAATTCCGTATCCATATATAGAGAACGGCATACTTCTAACCCATACATACGGCTCCCTTGACCATCTTTCAGTAATCTGTCATAAAGAAGAATTCCTGTGGATTGGTCATAAGTAACGGCCATATGTTTCAATCCAAGTCTGGGAAGTTCTCGAATTTCCTCGTATTTTGTTATTTCATGGAAATGTGTGGCGAATAAAAATGTTGAACCCTTTTTATAAAGTTCAACGAGACC